TGACTTAGGCGCGTACTACACGATGCCAGTTACAGGAGGCTACGGGAACAGCGGCGCACCAGATTTTATTATTTGTATCGCCGGTTTGTTTTATGGTATAGAGTGTAAGGCGAACGGTGGGAAGGCCACCGCACTTCAGTTGAAGAACCACGATGACATACGTAAAGCCGGTGGCATCGCATTGATAGTCGATGAAAACAACGTAGTAAATCTACGCAAGGAGTTATTGAGTTATGTCCAAAGCAAAGGAAATTCTGACCCTTTTGAGCAAGGGAAAGACAATCAAGGAAGTGGCGAAGGCCACAAAGTCAAGCGAAGCGTACGTGTATTACGTGCGTTGGACTGACAAAAAAGGTAAGCCGACACCCAAGAAAGCCAAGAAGAAGGCCGTCTACAAGAGTGATCGGTCGAAGATCGTCCAAGCAGTTTTTGAAACCAAAAAGGCGTTGGATGCAATTGAGGCGAAGCCCGTAGAACTCCTACGCATGGATACGAATGGGCATCTTAGACTTGGAACGGTCACGCCAAAAACTAAAATCGATGTTGTCAATCATCCTCCGCACTACACGGCAGGTGGAGTCGAGACGCTCGACTTCATCGAGGCCAAAGATCTGAACTATCGACTTGGCAACGTAGTCAAGTACGTCAGTCGTGCGGGTAAGAAGGACACGGACCCCGTGCAGGATCTTGAGAAAGCAATGTTTTATCTCAAGCGTGAGATCGAAGCGCGGAGGAACGCGTAATGTTCCGCGCCATCAGAGATTGGTGGCGTAAGCGCGAGTACTACTTGTGGAGGGAGTGGGCGCACGTCCCCCCTCCCGAGTGGGCTGCTAAACGAGGCGGGAGGGATTACTGGTGACGATAGATAAAGACTCCCCTCCGGGGGCGTGGGAACGGGAATGGGATAGAAAGTCTCATACGACGAGTGAGTATCAGACCGAGATTAGCGAGTTGCGTTCCCGTATCCGCGAGTACTTGAAGCGGATCGATGAGTTAGAAGACATGGTGGAATCTTTAACGTGTCACGTTACATCGCTTGAGCGGCAGGTTAATCAGTGGGGGCGCAACGATGGAAGTTGAAGATGATGTTTTGGATCTGATTCGGTCGCTGCCGAGCGAGATCAACGATGCAAGCACGACAACAGAAATGAAGTTTCTGACAGTCGGCGGGGTGTTGTGGGCTTGCCACGATGAGATCAAATATCTACGGGCTGAGATAGCGAGGCTGAAAAGTGGCGGTGGTCAAAAAGGAAAGAAGATGCACCGAGTGCAAACGTAAGTTTGCTACGCCGGAGTCTTATCGTTCACACAGATACAAGTTTGGCGGGTGTCGGTCACTAGAAGCCCTTGCAGCGGCGGGGTTTGTAGAGACAAGTAAGGGTTGGTTATACACAAAAGCGGTGGGTGGGAAATGAGTTTTGTAACACTAGACTTTGAGACGTACTACTCTCAACAGTTCAGTTTGAATCGCATGACTACGGAAGAATACATTCGTAGTCCGTTGTTTGAAGTTATTGGCGTTGCGATGAAGATCGACGACGACAAGACTCAATGGTTCAGCGGTACGAAAGATGAGATCAAGGCGTGGCTGAATCAGGTGGACTGGAATACGTCTGCGTTGCTCTGCCACAACACGATGTTCGATGGTGGGATACTTTCTTTTATATTCGACATCACTCCTGCATATTATTTCGATACGCTCTGCATGGCACGGGCGAAGCATGGCGTTGATGTAAGCGGATCTCTAGCGAACTTGGTGAAGATGTATGGTCTGGGCGAGAAAGGAACGGAAGTCATCGACGCTCTTGGGAAGCGTAGGCAAGACTTTACTTCTGCTGATCTGCATCGTTATGGGAATTACTGCATTAACGATGTCAATCTTACTTTCAAGTTGTTCAACCTTTTTGTCGCGGATCATTTCCCCCAAACGGAACTAGATCTGATTGACATGACATTGCGGATGTACACACTGCCTGTTCTGTGTGTAGACGATGCGATGCTTGTTGAAAGATTAGAAGAAGTAAAGCAAGAGAAGTCTACGCTCCTACGCGGTCTGATGGATCGGATGCAGGTGGGCAGCGAAGAGGAAGTCCGTGCGAAGTTGGCGAGTAACCCACAGTTTGCGGCGTTACTGACGGAACTCGGGGTTCCTGTGCCGATGAAGGTTAGTCCAACAACCGGAAAAGAAACTTTTGCACTTGCCAAAAACGACGAAGGGTTTATTGCCCTCTTAGAACACGACGACCCGTTCATTCAGCAGTTGTGTTCTGTCCGATTGGGTACGAAGTCCACGATTGAAGAGTCCCGCATCGAACGCTTTATCGGTATCGGTGCGCGGAACGGTGGCAAGTTACCTATTCCGTTGAAGTATTACGGGGCGCACACCGGGCGGTGGGCAGGGTCGGACGCGGTTAATTTTCAGAATTTGCCGAGCCGTGATAAGAAAAAGAAAACGCTGAAGAATTCGATCATGGCTCCAGAGGGCCACGTGGTAATCAACTGCGACTCATCACAGATCGAGGCGCGGGTACTTGCGTGGCTTGCCGGTCAGAATGACGTGACGAAACAGTTTGCGAATGGCGAAGACGTGTACTCGATCTTTGCCAGTAAGATCTATAAGAAACCAATTAGCAAGGCGAACCCGGTCGAGCGGTTCGTCGGCAAGACCTGCATCCTTGGACTGGGCTACGGCACTGGGGCAAAGAAGTTACAGCACACGCTGAAGACTCAACCGCCGGGCGCTGACCTGCCGGAGGACGAGTGCAAGCGCATCGTGGATCTGTATCGTTCAGCGAACCACATGATCACGGATCTGTGGCGCGAATGTGATGGCGCGTTGGCGCACTTAGCGTCATGGCCTCAGAATTTGAAGCCTTACATGATAGGACATGGCAATGCGGTGCAGATCACACAGTTAGGTGTGCGCCTTCCTAATGAATTGTTTATACGATACCCAGACCTACGTCTGAGCGACAACAAGTACATCTACAAATCACGACGAGGGGTAACTTCGATATGGGGAGGCGCGATGGTTGAGAACATCGTGCAAGCGTTGGCGCGGATCATCGTTGGCGAACAGATGCTGAAGATCCGAGAACGCTATCGCCCTGTGTTAACAGTACACGACGCGGCAGTAGTCGTATGCCCAGAGAAAGAAACTGATGAGGCCGTTGCCTTCATCACCGAGGTCATGTCTACGCCGCCCAGTTGGGCTAAGAATCTTCCAGTTGCTTGTGAAGCCAAGTTCGGTCAGTCATACGGAGAATGTTAATTATGTTAATCGGCAGAGGCGATATGAGAGAGGAGTGGCACAAGGTCATTGGCGACAAGGGCGGTCACTGCCCAGTCTGCGACCGATGGGGGAAGATCTACGCCCGTACCCTAAATAAGACCATGGCAAAGTCTTTAATATGGTTGTGCCAAGAGCAGAACAGAACGCAATCAAGTTGGGTGGATGTTCCTAACACCGCGCCCCGGTTCGTTATCCGAAGCAACCAACTGCCTATCTTGGCAACGTGGGGGCTTGTTGAGCGTTGCCCGAAGAGCAAGGTGGACACAAATCAGTTCAAGGCCAACAGCGCAAAGTTCAGCGGGTTATGGAGACCGACCGGCAAGGGTTGGAATTTTTACTACGGTTCAATCAGAGTTCCGAAAAAAGCGTTTACCTACAACAACGTAGTGTTGAAATATGGTGAGGAAGAGACTAGTTTGAAGGATTGTTTCAAGACTTTGTTTAACTACAACGAAGTGATGGCAGGTAGGTTTGATGATTAATTGGTCATTCAGCAGTCTCAAGGACTTCATTAACTGCCCGAAGCAGTACTACCACACGAAGGTAGCGAAGGACTTTGAGAAGAAGACCACGCAACAGATGTTGTATGGGACGGAGGTTCACAAGGCTTGTGAAGATTACGTCCGTGATGGTACGCCGCTTGCCAAGAACTATTTACGTTTTAAGCCACAGTTGGACGCTCTCCTGACCATTGATGGGCAGAAATACTGTGAATACCAAATGGCGTTGTCGAGAGAGCGGGAGCCGTGCGCGTTTGATTCCGATACTAGGTGGGTGCGGGGCATCGTTGACTTGTTGATCGTTGATGGTAGTACGGCCTACATCGTGGACTACAAGACCGGCAGCAACCGCTACCCCGACCCAAAGCAGTTGAAGTTGATGGCGTTGATGACCTACGCACACTTTAAGGAAGTTGAGCGGATCAAGGCAGGCTTGCTGTTCGTAATGCACAATACGTTTTTAACGGAAGAGTACAACAGGAAAGATTCCAACAAACTATGGGATGACTTTTTACCCGTTGTAGATCGTCTCGAAATGGCCTACGCCAACAATATGTGGTTTGCTAGGCCCGGCCCCCTGTGCGGGTGGTGTCCTGTCAGCAGTTGCAATTTTTATAGAGAGAAATGAAATGCCATACGTAAACAAAGCGCGTCCTTACAAGAAGGAATACAAGCAGCAGGTTGAACGTGGTGAACACGAGAACCGCATGGAGCGTCAGCGGGCGCGGCGGTCTTACGATAAGAAAGGCATTAGCCGAAAGGGCAAAGACGTTGCCCACGTTAAGGCACTATCGAAAGGTGGTAGCAACAGCGACGGGACTAAGTTACAGTCGCCGTCAAAGAATCGTTCGTTCCGTAGGACTTCTAGTGGGGCGATGAAGTAATGCACTAGACGTGAGTGTGCTTGGAGGGTTTCCCACCCACTTATCCCTCCGAATAACCACGTCTGTTAGCGATAGGTGGTACTACACACCTCGTACCTAGGCGCTAACCGTTTGGCCCACGATACGGGCTCTTTACAGTAGGTACAGTATGGACATAGTCGACAACACAGCAGTGCATTTCACTGCATCGAACTCGTTCGCTGCCGAGATCAAGGCTCGACTAGAACGTAGCGAGATTATTAAAGACAACACACACAGCAAGCAGTTGCTGATTTGTTGGGATCACGAGGAGATGAAGACCCTCGCAACGTATCTCGACAACTTCCTGCCGAGTCAGAACATCCCGAAGATCCCCTCGCCCATGCAGAGGGACTACAAGTGGCCGGGGTTCTACACGCCGTTTGAGCATCAGCGCGACACGGCATACTTCTTAAGTATCCGGCAACGTGCGTTTTGTTTTAACGAAGCCGGTACGGGCAAGACATCAGCGGCAATCTGGGCTGCGGATTACTTAATGAACCAAGGCATCATCAAGAAAGTTTTGGTGATCTGCCCCTTGTCGATCATGTACTCCGCGTGGCAAGCCGATGTCATGAAGACAGCGATTCATCGCACGTGCGGTGTCGCACATGGGTCATCTGCGAAGCGTAAGAAAGTATTAGACGAGAACTTTGATTTCACGGTTATCAACTACGACGGCACGACAGTCATTCTTCCAGAACTCCAACAGGCGAAGTTTGACTTGATCATCGTGGACGAAGCCAACGCTTATAAGAGTCCTAGCACTAAGCGATGGAAGACGCTTGCGAAATTGATTGAGCCGACCACTTGGCTCTGGATGATGACAGGCACTCCCGCCGCACAGTCTCCGGTCGATGCGTTCGGACTAGCGAAGTTAGTCAGCCCGAGCCGTGTGCCGAAGTTCTCTACCGCATGGCGCGACCGAGTGATGGCGCAGATCAGTAAGTTCAAATGGGTTCCGAAGCAGGTCGCAACAGATGAGGTCTATCGTGCGCTACAACCGGCCATTCGGTACACCAAGAAAGAATGTCTTGATCTGCCAGAAGTTGTATATCAGACACGTGATGTACCACTCACGCCACAGGTCTATAAGTTCTATCAAGAATTAAAAAGACAATTACTGATAGAAGCAGCAGGAGAGCAAATCTCCGCCGTCAACGCAGCGGCCTCGTTGAATAAACTATTACAGATATCAGCGGGTGCGGTGTACACAGACAAGCACGACATAGTGCAGTTCGATGTGTCACCCCGTCTCAACGCGCTCAAAGAAGTGCTTGAGGAAACGACAAACAAGGTTGTAGTATTTGTTCCATTCCTTCATGCTATCGACATCGTTGGGGAATTCCTAACGAAAGAAGGCATCACTAACGAGGTCATCAAGGGATCAGTCGCTGCACGGGAAAGGTCTGAAATTATCGGACGATTCCAGACAGCCACAGATCCACGGATATTAATCATTCAACCGCAATCGGCAGCGCACGGGATTACTTTGACGGCTGCTGACACAGTTGTTTTTTGGTCTCCGGTGATGTCGGTTGAGATTTATCTACAGTGTATTGCGCGTATTGAGAGAGTAGGTCAAGTAAACAAAATGTCTGTGGTGCATCTACGTGGATCGGAAGTTGAGAGCAAGATGTACGCGATGCTCCAAGGCAAAGTTGATAACCATCAGAAATTGGTGGATCTGTACAAACAAGAGTTAGAGGAAGTTTGAAATGAGTAATGTGGGTAACACAGATGAGTTAGTCGAAGCGTATCTTGCGATACGCGCACAGCGAGAAAAACTACTGCGTGAGTACGAGATTGCTGACGCAGCACTCAAGGATGATATGTCGAAGTTGGAAGCCACGATGCTTGAGATGTGCAACGCGGTTAATGCGGATAGCATCAAGACCAAGCACGGCACGGTGATGCGGAAGATGAATGAACGCTTCTTCTGCCAAGACTGGGACAACTTCTACAAGTTTGTTTTGGACAACGAAGCAGTGCAGTTGCTTGAGCGGCGTATCCATCAAGGCAACTTCAGAGAATTTTTAAGTAATCACGGAAACGACGGACTTCCCCCCGGCGTCAATGTGATGCGTGAGTACGGCGTTTCAGTGCGTAAAGCCAGTAAGTGAGGACTTATGAGTAACGATATCATTGCAAATTTGAAGAACGAACTCGCCCAGATTCAAGGCGGGGTTGACGATGACACCCGTGCAGTTGCCGGTGGCGGCGGGGGCAATCTTGCCAAGCGTATCTCCATCAAGGGCGGCGTGTTCCGCAAGATGGCAGGAGGCAAGGAGATTGGCTCCATCGAAGATCGGCACATGAATGTCATCTTCGTAAAGATGTCCCACACCGCAAGTCGCACCTATTACACGGGTGCGTACAAGGAAGGCGAGAAGATCGCCCCGATGTGTTGGTCGTCTGACTCCAAAGTGCCGGATGCTGAGGTGAAGACACCGCAAGCCTCGTCTTGCGACAAGTGTCAGTGGTCGGTCAAGGGTTCGGGCCAAGGTGGTAGCGGCACCGCTTGCCGTCTGTCGTGGCGTACTGCGGTTGTTCTTCCGCAAGATCCGGGCGGCGATGTGATGCAGTTGGTGCTTCCCGCTACGTCCTGCTTCGGTAAGGAAGAAGGCGGCAAGTGGCCGTTCCGTCCGTACATTCAGATGCTTGCTAACAACAACATCTCTGCGGGTCGGGTCGTGACTAAGATGCAGTTTGACACCAAGTCGCCTGTACCAAAGTTGTTGTTCTCGCCCACCGCCGTTGTTCCTGAAAGCGACATCGAGACGATTCAGCGCCAGAAGGAATCGAAGGCTGCGGAAAGTGCAGTTAAGTTGACGGTGTATCAGCAGGACGAAGGTGCTGAACCTTCTGCCCCAGCGGTCGTGATGCCTGTCAGTGAAGAACCTGTTATCCGAGAGACCAAGAAGACTGAGGCAGCCCCGTCTGCTGATGTCTCTGATGTTATCAAGAAGTGGTCTAAGAAGAGTTGAGTTATGCCTCGCACATACGGCGACAAGTTGTTGATTCAGTTACAGCAGGGCGATGCTTCGCTGTTAGGAGTGCGGCTTGGTCGCCTATGTGTTGAGGCAAACCTACCTGTATCTTACGTGGCTAAAGTGCTTGAAGTGACCCGCAACACAGTACACCTGTGGTTCCGTGGGCAAGTGATGCACGAAAGCAAGCGCAAGGTTGTTGAAGCATTCATGTACCTTGTTGAACAGGACATGAAGAACGGGGTACTCCCCGCTCACAATCTGAAGGGCGCTAAGTTCTACTTGGAGGGCATGGTAGGCCGAAAGATTTAAGTTGTCAGCGGTTTGGCGGGGTGGCTGTCGCCCCGCCTTTTTTGTCTAAGTGGGTTGTTGGTCATGCGAAAACAATTTTACGAGAAAGTACTACCTTCGCAGGGCGTCTACTGTGTTACCGAGATCACCGTTGAAAAGAAGGTGGTCAATCGGTTTGCTGAGACTCTTGACGAGGTTGAGCAGTTAGTTGAGGAGATCAACACTGCCGGGAAAAACGTATTCATCGCGCTGAGCAGTTTCAGCGGTCACAGCCGTATGGGTAATTATGCGGCGTTCTGTCGTTCATTCTTCGTAGATCTTGATGTCAAGCCAGACAAGCCGGGGCATTACAAGAGTAAGGCCGAGGCGGTTGCAGACCTTGATCATTTCTTATCAGTTACCGAACTGCCCCCGCCTGTAGTCATCGATTCGGGCAACGGTATCCATGCGTACTGGCCGTTTGAAGAAGACGTACCGATTGCTGAGTGGAAGCCCTACGCGGAGAAGTTCAAGCAACTCTGCCTCGATCACATGAAGATCGACCCGGTGGTGACTGCGGATATCACCCGCATCATGCGCTGCCCGGACACGCTGAACTTCAAGACCGATCCTCCGAACCCGACGAAGTTCTTGACGGAGGAGATTAATCAGTACGACTTCGGTGCCTTTAAAGATTATTTAGGCGAAGTAGATACGCCTGCCGCATCAATTCTTGATCTTATCCCGAAGGGTCTGGACGAAGACACGAGGAAGATCGCCAAGTTAGACAACTTTGAGACGACGTTCCAAGACATCGCTGAGAAGAGTCTTAGCGGAGAAGGGTGCAACCAGATTAAGAACGCACTCATCAACGCCAAGACGCTGCCCGAACCTGTCTGGCACTCCGCTCTATCTATCGCCCGTCACTGCACTGATTGGGAGACGGCAATCCACCTGTTATCCGAGGACTACATCGGATACAGCCCCGAGGCCACAGTAAGGAAGGCTAATGAAACACTTGGTAAGCCGCATAGTTGCGAGATTTTCGCCCAACGAAACCCCGGTGGATGTGACGGATGTCCCCATAAGGGACGAATCACCAACCCACTTGCCCTTGGAAGGAAGTTCGTTGCCGCACCAACCGAAGAGGTTAGTAAAGAGGACGCAGTTCGGGTCGAGAAGAATCCCGAAGAAGTTCCGCCATTTCCTAAAGCGATCTTACCCTATGTACGTGGACGAACCGGAGGAATCTACTTTCTACCCCCCTCCGAAGTAGACGATGACGGTACACGCACCCAGCCTGATCCAATGTTGCTGTCAACTAACGAATTCTTCCCCATCAAGCGTATGTACGGCGAATCTGATGGGGAGTTGTTCTTAGTTCGGATCAAACTGCCCCACGAGACGCGAGAGAAGTACCTCTCCATGGGTGAGATGCAGTCGATTGATAGCATGAAAGAGATTATTGGAAAGGCCGGAGTCGCCCCCACTAATCAAAACCTGTGGCCTAAATTGGTGGATTACATGACAAAGTGGGCACATTACTTACAGAGCCAGAATGCTGCTGACAAGATCTGCCGCCAGATGGGGTGGACAGACGACGAGACATTCTTGGTTGGCGAGACGGAAGTTCTTGGTAACGGGAAGACACGCAGGGCGGCATCCAGTCCCCTAATACGTGACATATCCCGTCTTCTGCAACCGAAGGGGGACTACCAAGTCTGGAAGGATTGCGTTAACAAACTGAATCAACCCGAGTTGGAGTTGCAAGCGTTTGGCTTGTTCATATCGTTTGGCTCACCGCTCATGCGGTACACATCCACTAGCGGTATGACGTTCTGCTTTACCGGGCTTTCGGGCGCGGCCAAGTCGGGATCGTTGTATGCAGCCCTGTCAGTGTGGGGTTCACCGAAGCCGCTCAGTGTGTATGACTCAACGGACAACGCGTTCAACCTACGTGCGATGTCGCTCAAGAACATCCTCATGGGTATGGACGAGGTGCAGGAGAAGCCGCCCGAGCAGATATCGAAACTGATTCACTTCATCTCCCAAGGCAAGGGCAAGATGCGTATGCAGAGTTCGATCAACGCCGAGCGCGAACAGCAGGAAGTCGCGTCAATGCTCTGCCTGATGTCGTCTAATATCTCCTTATACGATCTCATCTTTTCTAAGAAAGCCAACGCAAGTGGCGAGATCATGCGCCTGTTGGAGTACGTGCTAACGCAGCCGTCGTTCCTTACTCTTGAGTACGGCAAGGAGATTTTCGACCCGCTGCACCGCAACCACGGTCATGCCGGTATCGAGTTCATGAATCGGATCATTGACATGGGCGACACCGAGATTCGCGCCCGTATCCAGAAGTGGAGTAAGCGGTTCACCGCTACCAAGTTGGGTAGCAACGCCGCGTTCCGCTTCTACGAGACTGCATTCAGCGCCATCTTCGCAGGGGCAGAGATTGCCAACGAAGCGGGCATCATTACGTTCGACATAGAAAGGATATTTGACAAAGTTATGCTAGAAACAATCAAGATTAGAGACAACACGCAGAAGAACCAAGTGACAGACTACGAAGGTCTGATCTCCGAGTTCTTGAACAGGCATTGGCGTAGCGGCACGTTGATCTTCGACGATGGTCGGGTCGTGAACGAACCGCATGGAGAACTTGTGGCCCGTGTGGAAATCGGTAACTCCACGCAGTACGTGTCCAAGACTAAGTTCAAGGAGTTCCTGACAAGTCGTAGCGTAGGCACGGCTGAGTTTGAGAAAGCCTTGGAGAAGTCAACGGTTAAACTTGAGTCGAGGAAGATGCGACTTTCGACTGGGTGGAAGGCAGGTATGACCACGCCTCCGATCCATGTCTACGCGTTCCAGTACGAAGTCCCTAAAGAGTTATTAGATGACAACAAGAGTAGTGGAACCTGAGTGGATCTTTCCGTTTGAGGGTATGGCGGTTGGAGATAGTTTCTTCATCCCCACCCTCAAGATCCCCGAGATGCTATACGTCATCGACTGCCGAGCAAAGGCCGCTCAAGTACGAGTGAAGGCGTACGCCTCGTCCAAGGAAGGACACCTCGGCGTTCGGGTCTGGCGTATTGCTTAGATACCCTCGTCTTCTTCGTACTGCTTGAGGATAAATGGCTCGTATGCCGCACGTTGTTTCGGTGGGATGTAGATACCGTAAACAGAATTCCTAGCCCGGTTCTGGCGGCTCTTTATAGACTTTCTGATGTCGGCAGGTTTGATCACCTGCTGCGACTTGATGACGAAAGGACTACGGTTAAATTTATTCTTGGCCTCAAGCGCCTCTCTCAACCCTTCCTTGTCGTTGTTGATGTACGCAAGGTAGATACGGTTGTAGATCGCTTTCTTGCGCTCGGCAATTTGCGCTTTCTGCGAGGCAACTTCACCGGCTGCTTTAGTCTTCTCAGCAAACTCCAACGGCGAGAAGCCGATAGACTGCATGAACAAGTTATAGGCGCTGAAGTCTTTTACCAACGTCTCGCCGTCACGGGTCTTCGCGCCATCTTGCAAGAAGCGCCATGATTTGAGGGCGTTACGTATGACTGACGGAGTTGCAGCCTCAATAGCCCGGTCGGTGTGCCCATCCTTCCAATCGTTGTAGGCTCGATAGAAGCCCATTCCTGCGGCGTAGGATGCACCAAAAATCTGCTCAGCGGCAAACAGGAACGGCCCGATTTCCTCCACGCGCTTCTCGTCTTCGCGCCACAGCATATTGTTGAAGCCGGTACGTGAGGCGATATCTGCCTGAAGCATCTGACTGACCGGGCCCTTGTATGCAAGGCTACCAACGGCGTCTTTGATACGCTCGTCTGGGTCCATCGGGTTATCTTCATCACCAAAAAACTCTTCAAACAACCCGGCCATCACTGACATAGCGCCGTACAGAGGCAGCCCCTGCACACCCGCAAAGACGAACGCCATACCCATCACGCCAAGGAATTGTTTAGCGGCGGTCGCTCTGACTTCCGCGTTCTCACCGCGCAGCGCCTCGTTTATTAGGCGGTACTGCAGATAGATCTGAGTCTGGGCAAAGTTCTTGAAGACGAACGCGACCTTGCCGAACCCTGTCTGGAACACACGGGGCGAAGTCTCATTAAGCACCGTGCCGTGCGCGTCCGTCACAAGATCAATCGCATACTGCGCCGCAGCGTTAACGTCACCGCCGTTCTTTTCCAACTCAAGGTTAAACGCAGCGATCAGCGTCACTTCACGGTTGAAGCGTTCTGAGTTTTGGAAAGTCCAGCCCAAGATCTGCTCGGTCTTGGTCCAGAGGCCAACGTAGTCACCCTTGTTGTAGGTTTTCTTTCTGCCTTCTACAACGTCATACCCGGTCGAGCGACGGATGGCACTTTGACTAACAGCGATGTCGTACAGTTTGGCAAGGGGAGAGTTTTTCGGAAGCCCGACACCAAACGTCCAGTCAGCCGGGAAACGCGGCTCGCCGTCTGCATCGTTGTCTAGCCCGCCTTGGAAATAAATATCTTTAGCCTTGGTCAGCGCATCGCCTGCTTTAGCGCCGTACTTACCGGCAAGCATCGGGTACACCACCATCGGGATCTGCGACAAGTTGATCACCGCAGTAGACACGTTACCAATGATGTACCAGTAGTAACTGAACGAGGACAACGCGTTGACCAGTGGACTATTCACCGGGTCACGGATGTACTCCATCTGCATATTCAAGTTTTGGATCAACTTGCTAACCGCGAGGTTCTTAGACTGCGCCGCCTCTTTCTTGGCGTCTGCAAGAACATCGTTGTAGGCTTTGTCGATATCCGGCACGAACTCTAGGTTGGTTAACTGATTCGCCATGCGTGACCCAACGGTCGCATAGACGTTGATCAAATCAGCCTCATAACCCTTCAAACCTTCGCGCTTGCGGAACTGTTGCCGCACGGAAGAGGCCGGAATCTGGTCAAGATACAGATTGTAGAGTGCGTTCGTCACGGCCTTGGATACGCCACGACCTTCAAGTTCTTTCGCTACCTTGTCAAAGAACGGCCCAACAGCGCCCGGATCGTATGTTTCTTCGATACGACTGAACTCTTGAAAGCCCGTGGCTCCGGCAGCGGCGGCTTCTTTCTGCGCGGCTTCTCTTTCTGCCTGCGACCTGAAAGCACGAACAACCGTCTCGTTTTCTACGTCTTGGTAACGCAGCCAATAGTTACCTTCACGGTACAGAGGCAGGTAGACCTTGAGCCGCTTCTCTGCCATTGCAGCGCGGAACTCTTTAGCCGTGGAGTCAGAAACATTCTTACTGACGAGCGCGAGGTACTCATCAGCCATGTCGCTGTAACTCTTCAGCATCTCCCAGTATATTTTCTGGAGGTTCTTATCTAGGGCGTAGAACCTGTTTCTTAGCCGGACCTTCTCTGGGTTAGCCAAGTCTTCTCTGGTTAGATTCTTGAAGTCAACCTGCAACCGGGTTGACTCGTTGGCAATCTCGTAGAAGTTATCGATCTCGCTTTCGTTCTCTCGGAGAATGCGGGTCCACCTACGGATGTTGCGGTCCAGTACTTCACGTCTGGCTTTGAACGCAGCGCCACGAGCGTTAACAATCTTAAGAAGATCCTTAAGCGAAGGAAGTTCTTTCGCAAACAACTGCACCTGCTGTGGCAGGGACAGGAACATATAGATGCCCGATCTAATGTTGTCACTGATAGTCGGGGCGTCGAGAATGTTTCGTACGGTGTCGTAGACGTTACGAGTAAGCGGCGGTAGGTTCTTGACCGCCTTGCCTATGGCGCTGCCAAGATCGTTAAGTTCAACGCCTTTGAGTTCGGGCAGATCTTGAACTTTAGGTTTCTTCTTCCTCTTGCCTGCAACCGGAGTGGGCTTAATACCCATCGCAGCATCACGCGCTTGCATGGCCTCGTAGTACGCTCGGATCTCTGCGTCCGTTGCGTCTTCACGAAGTTCCGGGATAGGCGGTAGTTCAGCAGGTGCCGCAGCGGCAGGTTCAGCGGCGGGTTCTAATGCACTCGGGAGAGCCGCTTCTCCTCTAGCAACATCGCCAGCAACTCGTGCAGCAGGCTCCACTCCTGCGTCTTCAATTGCTTCAATTGCTGGTCCTGCGGCAGGAGGTCCTGATGGAGGCACACCAACGCCTCCTCCAACTGGTTCACGCTCAACTTGTTCAGCAACGCCCTGTGTTGTTTGTTCGGCTGCACGGGTTTCCTCCGGGGCTGCCCCCATCATAACTTTACGCTTACCCGATTTATCGGGGCGGCTCACCACGCCTTCAACTTCCATCTGCTTGATGAGAGTCTTGGCTCGGTTATATGGGATATTAAGTTTTTCTTGAAGCGATGATATGCTGGTCTTGCCAGAAGTTGTCACCGCCTCAACAGCCTGTTGATAAACAGGATCGACAGGTATAGCCGGAGTAGGAGTAGGCAGCGCCTGCTGTGCAGCAGCGCCCTGCGGAATCGGAGCAACCCCCGGCGCACTAACTTCAGCAGTTGGCTCAACAGATACAGCCGGTGCAGGTGCAGCGGTTTCACCCAAGCCCAACGCTTGCTGAGCAGTGCCAACCTGCGGAATCGGCGCAACCGGCGTAGTCTGTACCGTGAACGGCTGATCTTTGGGCGCAGTTTCTGAACCCGGCAGGTTGAGACTCTTAGCCAAGGCCGAGTCGATCTGAATCGTCTGCTGGGCGGCAGCGGTCTGGGGTATAGGTGCCACGCCCGCACTTACTGTTTCTTCAGGCGGTTTACTCAGTTCTTCAAGCCGCTTACGGAAGATATCAAGACGAGTCGCAGTGTTGTCGAAGGTCTCAGTGATTCGCTGCAGACCTGTGTCGTAGTCACCGCCGATACGCTCAATGCGCTCTTTCAAAAGATCCAAGTCAGACAGCATATCTGCCCGACGAATCTGGTCAGCCTCCATCTTGGCGATTTCATCTTGAATCTGCCTTGGGTTCAGTTTGATCGGCTCTTGTCGAGCCTCAATCGGAGCCTCTTCGGCACGGACTTTGGGAGGCTGCTGCTCTAACGGCACCGGGAGTTCAGGCACCGTTTCTTCTTCGACCGGCTTCTCTCGCAGTTTTTGATGCGCTTTGATGCGGTCGTCAATAATTTTTTCGGCTTGGGCGCGTTCGCCACGCGCACCGATGGCTCCGGCTGCACCGCCGATGACAGGGCCAAGCACCACAGCGCCAATCGCGGCCTGCTTAAATTCTTCTTGCGCTTCGTTATCGGTGAGCGATAACCCTGCTTGCCATCGCTCAAGGGCGGTTTGCGCTACTTCTTGAGGTACTTCAAAGGCAACGCCTTTAGCCACGCCTTCAACAGTGCCGCGTGCAGTAGTCTTCAGCGTGCCATCACGTGCGGCCTGCACAAGTCGCTCAGTTGCTTCTTTAGCAACTTCTTTTTCTGAAGACACGAGGTTGCGGACAAACGGGAACGCTTCCGCAAGTTTCCTAAACGTCTTGAACTGTACGTAGTCCAAGCCCGCCGATGCGGCACCGGCTCCCACCGCTTTGAGTGCAGAAGTTTCTTCCGGCGTACGTCCTTCAGCCAACGCACGCTCTTGTTCTTGCGCTTGGCGTAAAAGATTCTGTGTGGTGTATTGAGAAGTAGAGGTAGCAGCGCCAGCAGCAATACCGGCTAACGGAGTACCGACAAAACTAGCCGTCGTAGCAGCAACAGCCGGGGCTACTAATTGACCAATCGAGCCACCAAGCAGTTCCTTAAAGGCTTCCCAGTTTTCGCCCTTGCCAAACCCACCTACGGATTGGAACTTAGACTCACCGGCAGCAAGCAGTTTGCGACGGTTCTCTTCAGTCGGGTTAGCAGCAAACGCAGCGGCTTCGTCTGCAAGGCCAAGAGTCTGAGCAGATTCTTTGAGGGCGTTCCAGAAACCAAGTTTTTCCTTGGCTGCAGGGGCTTCACCCGACAACATTCCTCGTCGCCTTGCTTCAGCAAGGATTGCCGCTTTGTCTGGCGGCAGCATTCCGCGCCGCTCAGCCTCCAGAAGAATCTGAAGTCTGTCCATTGCTTAACCGCCAGTAACTGATTGAAGTAGTGCCGCAAACTCCTCATCGTCCATCGAAGAAAGGTCGGTCTGTCCACCAGTGGGGGCAGCAACGGGCGCGCCAGCCGGGGTCATACCCGGCAAATAATAGCCTTGTGCGGCGATGTCTCTCTGGACTCCCGCAACTTTCTGCTGTGCGGCAACAACGTCCGGGTCATTCGGATTTACGCGTCCGTCCATAGACCCTTGCGCTGAGCGCCGCTTAGCCGCTTCCAACTCTCTTTCCGCAGCGGTGAGTCGGTTCATGAATGCAGTGGGGATCTTATTCCCACGACTCTGCATATCATTCAGTTTATCTACCAACTCTTCGTATTTCGGATTCGGCTTACCATCCGGCAAAGTGCGCGGCGTAGTACGCATCTGACGACGGATACGCTCAACCTCGTTGGTCGGCATATCTCTGAGTCTTACGCCACGTTCAAACGCAGTTTTAGCCCTAGTCTCTTCGGCGGCGGCAGTGGCAATCTTGTCGCTCGCCTTCTCAATGTCGGCGTAAATCGTCTTCTTAAGTTCAGCCGCTTCTTTAAAGCGGCCCGCCTTCTCAAGTTCTTTGACCTGCAGCAAGGCAATCTCAGCCAACTTCGCATCACGCGTAGCCTTCTTAACCTTTTCAGCAGTTGCTCTCTTACGCGATGCCTTACCTTTCTGGGCTTTTGCCAGTGAAGAGAGCAAGGTCGCCCCGCTTTCAGCAGCGTTAGCGGCGACATCACCCCAGTATTCGTCACGGTCGAGTCCGGCTTCTTCCTCAGCAATGCGCTCAGCAGCGGCTTGGTCTTCAGCAAGAAGTTTTTCTCGCATAGACATTGACTGAGCGTACTCGCCCAACCCGCGCTCTTGTTGCTCTCGTCTAATACGTTCTTCCTCAGTCTCGACAAACTTAGTCGGGTCTTGACCGAGCCGTGCGATGTTCGCAGCCTGCATCTCTTCGTAAGTCTTGTACTTCGGAATGTCCGAGTACATCTGCGGGGTAGAGGCCGCTTGACCGCCGTTATCAAACGCAACAATACCGCCACCGGCAAACGACGGGTTCTCCATTCTGCCTGCAGGCAGTCCACCAAGTCCTTGCGCCATCATGGCTTGCGGGTTTTGCTGAGGCATCGCAGCAGGAAGCCCTGCTTGTCCTTGGCCCCGTGAAGCCTCAAGCATATTCATCTGCTCACGGATGTTCGGAGTCTGCAGCGCCGGAGTCGGTTGCTGCTTCATGCGCTGGAATTGCTTCATCAACGCATACAGGTCTACGAGCGGGGCTACGCCGTCGTTAGCCATACTCTTTACATAAGCGATTGCCTGATCAACCGGCATACCTTTCTGGATGGCCTGCTGAAGCGAAGCCATCATGGTGCGACCTGTTTCGCTAACCGGACCAATCATGATTAACCCCCGAGCGAACCGAAGAGCCCGCCAAGACCGCCTGTTGTACCGGCCAACATACCAAGTGTGCTAGGCGGCTGCTTATAGATTTCAGTCGTCTTGTCAGTGGACGGAATACCACGGATGAGGTTCGACATAAACTCCAACTGCTTGTACGGGTACTGCATCTCGTCCATAAACCGCTGATACTGCGAACTGAGCATCTGCTGCTTGAGCGCCTGCTGCTGTGCACCCGCACCAAGTTGTGCCTGAAGGATGCCTGCACGTTGACCGTACTGCTGCTGACCCAACTGGCCCAACTGACCGGCTGCAGCCAACTGCTGCTGAAGCCCCTGCAGTCCAAGTCCCGCACCGAACTGGCGAGACTGCTCACCCAACTGCGTACCGGCGAGACCATACTGCGCCTTAAGTTGGGCATCTTGCGCTGCTTGTTGAGCAGCCTGCTGATAGGCGTTCTGCAATCCGGTCGCTTGAATAGTCTGCAACTGCTGCTGAAGTCCACGCTGTGCTTCAGACTGAAGCAACGCTTCGCGGGTACCGCCTCGCGCACCGGCACGAATACCTTGCGCCTGCAAGCCGGGGATCTGTCGAGCGTAGTCTTGAACGGCCTGCTGCTTCTGCTGCTCAACAACGCCCTGCATATAGGGCGACATATATCTAGCAAGCGGATTCTGATACGCAGGCTGAGCGGGCTGAATAGACTGCGGCATGATCTGCCCCTGCCCTGCTCCTCTATTAGGATCATATTGCCCGGTTTCGTCAGAAACGGTCACGTCCTGCGGGGTTTGAGAAAATACTTGCGGGGGCTGCTCTGGGCCACGCATATAGCCGCCACCCGTCTGAAGCCCGCCAATCTGAGACGGACCCATTTGAGGCTGATCGTACGGCGACTGGTAATACTGTTGCTGCTGAAGCGGGTTGTATCGCGCAAGGTTCTGCGCTTGAAGTGCAGCGAGTCCAGTAAACCCTGCCGCCTGCCCCGTGTACGGCGAGACCTGCATCCCAGACAAGTCGCCCATCGCTTGTTGCTGCAACGGGCTAAGCCCTGCAACGAGTTCGCCTTGATAAGGCTGGAACCCAGACTCTAGTCGCCCCGTCTGCGGATTAAACTTCGGGTAAGTAAGAGCGGCACCAAATCCAAGAATGTCTTGCGCGTATTTACGCGCCCACTCCGGTACGTTGGAAGTGGCGGTTTCGGTGTAACTAGGGGCTACTGTGCTTGCCATGGTCTATGCCTCCATCAACGACGCTTGCTGCGCGACGGTTGAGGTAAATACTTCTCCGGATTGACGCGAGGAGCCTGCTTAGCACGGCCCGTTCTGGCACGTCGAATCTGGTCCATCATCTTATACAGTTTTTTAGCACCGGCTTCCGTAGAACCGTTGCCGAGGTGCGATACCACATCAGCCGGAATGACGAACTCGCCATCAGCCAAGGCAGCACGTTGAATGCCCTTTCCGCGAATCACAGCCGGAATATCATCGGACATACCATCTCCGGGTCCTCGCAGGAGTTTACCACCGGCTTTATATTCCGGCATCGCGGCCATGCCGCCCGTGGCAAACCCGAAGTTATAGCCGTTGGCCGGGTTGACCGCAGCCCCTGTACGAGGGTTCCGGGTGAGGGAGGCAATACCGCCCGTCTGGTACTTCTTAGTGCGCTTCTTTTTCATATAGCGATCAAAGTCCTTAATAACGCCGCCATGGGCCGCTTCTAAAGAAATTTCAGGTTCCGATTCAGGGAGACCGCCCGGCCCGCCCTCGCCTCTAGGAGGGGCTTCTTCATCTTCCTTATCTTCTTCAAGGCTTTTTTCCCATTCTTCAAAATTAAAATCTTTGGTGAAACTTGGCGGCACTCCCTTCCGCCATCTATACGGAATCGGCTTAGGAGCGTTAGCCATGCTCTCCGGGATCGTACCGTTATACACAGGTCTGTCAGTGACAATTTTGTACCCCTTGTCGTTCTTGACCTGAGCATTACTAATTGGGCGACCTAACATGTAGTTATAAATAATGTCAGTCATCAAGAAGTCTTGGACCCTACGAGCATCTTCGTCCTGCGGGCCGGAACTCATCAAAGACAGCCAAGGACTAACAACAGATTTATAAATATCATCTGCTGAAGCGCCGGGCTTAATAATTCCCTGATCAACAGCGGAGTTAATCAACCGCGTCATGTCATACAAAAAGTCTTCGTTGCCAGTACGACCGTAAGCCGCTTGACCGCCAAAGTTATTTTTATTAGTACGGTAGAAGTTGATAAAGCCTTCAGCCAATTCTATCGGTAGAGCCTGACCAAAACCGCGCCCCTGATCAATAGCCTTCCAATAATTACGCAGGGCGAAATCGCCATACTCTTTGTTGTTAACCAGAGAGGCTCCAATCGCTGCAATCGCCGCGAACGCAAGGCCCATCGGCCCTGCAGCCGCAAACGAAGTCCAGCCCAACTGTGAAGCAACTTGTGAAAGCGCTACGCCAAGTCCATATCCACTTAGCGCCGATGCGCCTTCTTTGCCAGAACTAATGTCTTTATACGTGTCGTATGCAGCAAGCAGAGCATTGAGGCCGGTACCAAGTTTGCCGCCAAACTGGATGTCGTTTCTGCTCAAGAATTGATTGAGCATCTGCGGGTTTGGCGTCTTATCGCAGTTCTGCCACGCAAATACAAAGTCGCCGTTCGGGCAAACTTTGAAGAAGTCACGCAGCGGATTACGCGGGTCGTCCGGGCGATAAGTTTCCGGCGGAGCCGGAGGTGGTGGGGGTGGTGGCGGCGGGGGCGCACCAGTTTGTTGACAAGGTACAGGCTCACCAATGCCACGAGTGTAGGTCATGCCATCCGGGCACGTGCCATAACAAATATCGCCAGCCTGCACTTCATCTGGCGAGCATCCTTTTTCCGCAGAGGGCGGCGGAGGTGGAGGCGGCGGAGGTGGCGGGGGCGGCGGTGGGGGCGGGGGGGGCGGCGGCTGAGTAGGCTCAGGATCGCACAGACCCGTTTCCGGATTGCGAACAAAACCCGGAGGACACTCAACCGTGACCGGGGGAGGTGGCGGCGGGGGCGGCGGTGGAGGAGGCGGTGGCTGAGTTGGCGGCTTATCAATCGGAGCACACTGCCCCGTTTCAGGATTAATAGCCTGACCTTCAGGACATACCGGGACGCAACGAAGCCCACGTCCGTCTAACAAATCATCTAAAACTTCGCCCGGAGGACATATTTTGCCGGGGGGCGGAGGCGGCGCTGCAACAGGCTCACATAACCCTTCCGCGTTACGCACATAACCTTCCGGACACGGCGTCGGCGGGGGAGGAGGTGGCGGAGGTGGAGGCGGCGCTTCCGGACAAACTTCTCCAAGGTCCGGATAAATAATTGACCCATCCCAACAGACTTCTACCCGAGGCGAAGGCGGGGGAGGGGGTGGCGGAGGCGGCGGAGGTGGTGGCGGAGGCGGCGGAGGTGGTGGCGGCGGAGGCGCAGGGGGTGGCCCCGGCGGCGCAGCAACAGGCTCACACAACCCAGTTACGGGATCGCGTGAAAATCCATCCGGACACGCTTCAGGCGGTGGGGGTCCCGGTGGGGAGGGTGGCCCCGTAGGGCCCGGAGGTGCAGGTGGACCCGTGGGACCCGGAGGTGCAGGAGGTCCGGGGGGCTGTTGCCCCGGCTCACACAAACCCGTGACTGCGTTACGGACAAATCCATCTGGGCAGGCTTCAGGCGGACCAGTCGGACCCGGAGGACCAGAAGGGCCCGGAGGAGCATCGCCACCACCGCCCGGACCGGGAGGCCCCGGAGGGCCCGGAGGACCGTTACCACCACCGCCATCACCCGGACCCGTAGGACCGACAGGCCCACCGCACGGGTCTTCCCCGCTTAAGAACTTAGTTGGGTCGAACTGCTGCCCAGCATTCTTAGTCCCTTGAGGGCACACTGAAGGAGCAGGAGGTTGCGCGGGAGGCGGGGGAGCAGGTGGGTAATCCCACGGATAGTTAACGATGTCGCCAAAATTTGGACTGCCCCGGTATCCCGTCGTCTTAAAGTACTCGGTTAAATCGAGTGGAGCCGGTTCCGGCTTTGGAGGAACAAGTAAGGATTTATAGTAATCAGCGAGTTCGGGAGAGAACGGCTGAACACCAGCAAAATTTCCGCCCTGACCTGACGCAGTGCTAGACGCACCGCTGCTATAGGTGTCAGACAGGGCGGGAGCGAAAGGGCGCAGATTCTCCATGTACTTGCGCCGTCTCTCGTCTTCGCTTTCCGTGGTGCCGCCTTCAGCGTACGAGGCAATCCCACCCGAAGCCATCTTCAAGCCATAAGGACCTTGCGGCCCATACATAGGTGGTTGAGGCCCAGTAGGCGGTGGGGGCTGACCGCGCTGTTGCTGCTGTCGTTTAAGATAATCTTGATATCCCGTATAGTCTGGGAACTCCGTCGTGTAGCCTTGGCTCGGCGTATATCCGCTTTCCAAGAAGTAGGGCTGACCGGGTTCACCGAAGCGAGGATTGACCTGCCCACGCGAGAACTGCACGTCACGATACTGCGGCGGTTGAGCCTTCGGCATCGCCTCTCGCTGGGACTTTTGCTCGGCTCGGTTAATACCGTAAAGCGCGATGGCCTGCAGGAGCGGGTCGTTGCCAAATAGCCCACCTTGTCTCTGTTGCCCTTGCTGCCCACCCTGCGGCTGACCGCCGCCAAATACCCCTCTCAAGGCTGCATCAAGCGCACCGGGCTGTTGAGTAGTGGTCTGCGGCTGTCTTACCGGGACGTTCGACAAAAAACTTTGGATGGTGTCTTCATCACCTTCCATGCCGATACGTTTTGCATAGTC